AGCAGGGCCGCGATCAGCGAGGACACCGTTACCGACTACGCCGAAGCTATGTCAGCGGGCGACGAGTTCCCGCCTGTCATCACGTTCTTCGACGGGGTTGAATATTACTTGGCCGATGGCTTCCACAGGTTGCATGCCGTCAAGCGCTTGGGAAAGACCTCCATCCAAGCCGATGTGCGTACCGGAACTTTGAGGGATGCCATCCTGTACAGCCTGGGCGCGAACCGGGACCACGGCCTGCGTCGGAGCAATGCCGACAAACGCAAGTGCGTTCAAACTTTGCTGGATGACTTTGAGTGGGGCGACCTCAGTGTGAACGAGATGGCCCGCATCTGTGGCGTTTCACCCCAGCTTGTAACTGCTGTCAAGTTGGAGATGGACGGTGGCGAGAAGGTCAGCACCGTTAAAACTAACGCTCCGAAGAAGCCCGCCAAGTTGAACAACGTGGTTGAAGCCCCGTTGGAACCGACAAATTTAGCGCCCGAGCGGGACGAAGCGGTGCAAGAACTGGTGGCCGAGAACCAGCGCCTGAGCGACCGGCTTGCGGTGGAAGCAATGGAAGCAAGCGAGGAGGAGAAGCAAGCGGCAGGCGAAACCATCTCAGAACTGCGGGAGCAGATCCGCATCTTGGAGATTGAGAACCAGTCTCTGAAGATCAGCCGGGACACCTTCCAGCGGGAGAACGCTGAACTGAAGAAGACCGTGGCATCCCTGCAGCGCAAGCTGAAGAAGGAAGAGTAACCCACAGCCTACGCCAGCAGGCTTGTATGCTGGCAGAGGATACACATGCTAGAACTACGCGACTACCAAGACGCAGCGTTAGATATGCTGCGCGAGGCTTTCAAAGACGGGCACAAAGCGATCCTTCTGTACCTTGCCACAGGTGGTGGGAAAACAGAGATCGCTATCGCCATGCTGGAAGCCTGCCGGGTCAAAGGCACCCGTGCGGCCATGCTGCTTGACCGGATCGTTCTGTGCGATCAAACATCCCAGCGCCTGGACAAGTACAAAATTGACCATGGGGTTCTACAGTCTGGACACTGGAGATACCGGCCACATGAACTGATACAAGTCTGTTCCGCGCAGACGATTGAGAAGCGTGGAGAGTTCCCTGGCCTCTCCCTCCTCATCATCGACGAAGCTCATAATTCCCGTGCTGCTACGTTGGAGTTCATCAAGAATAACCCGCATGTAAAAGTCATCGGGCTTACAGCGACACCCTTCACGAAGGGGCTCGGCGCTACATATTCCCATGTCGTATCCCCCATTACCACGAAGAAACTGGTAGAGGCTGGCTCTCTCGTCCCCCTTCGCGTGTTTATAGCCAAGGAGATTGACATGGAAGGGGCCAAGAAAGTAGCAGGGGAATGGTCACAGGATGAAGTTACCTCACGCGGCAAGAAGATCACGGGAGATATTGTTGCCGAGTGGGTGAAAAAAACCCATGAAGTATTCGGCAAGCCCGAGAAAACTATCGTGTTCTGTGCTGGTGTGGATCATGGAATTGATTTACAACAGAAGTTCCAAGAGCAGGGATATAACTTCGTATCAATATCCTACCGTGATGATAATGATTTCAAGCGGGATATTATTGATGACTTCAATAAACCCGATTCAGATATTGTCGGGTTAATTGCTACGGATATTCTTACCAAGGGTTTCGATAGTCCTGCTGTAAAGATTGGAGTATCTGCGCGGCCATTCAGTAAATCATTGTCATCACATATCCAGCAAATGGGGCGTGTGATGCGGACAAACCCTGGAAAAACTTTCGGGTTGTGGCTTGACCATTCAGGCAATTACCTCCGGTTCAGAGAAGACTGGGAGGATGTATTTGAAAACGGTGTAAGTGAGTTGGAAGACGGCAAGGAGAAGACCAAGCAGGAACCCGACGAGAAGGAGAAGAAAGAATCCAAGTGCCCTGCCTGCGGTGCCCTGTGGCCCCGTGGTTCTGATACTTGTACGAACTGCGGGCATGTGCGTGAGCGTAAGAGTGCGGTGGTTTCTGTCCCCGGCGAGATGCAGGAACTAGGTCCCATGTCCCGTGACGAGAAGCAGGCATGGTGGAGCATGGGTCAATACATGGTGCAGTCTGGGTCATGGTCTGAGGCGCGGGCGAAGGCGGTTTACAAGACAAAGTTTGGTGTATGGCCGAATGGATTGCACAAAGACCCGCTGCCGCCATCACTAGCGTTTGAGAAGTTTGCTAGGAAAAGTTTGATTGCGTACCTGAAGGGCAAGCGATGAACTTTCTAGACTTCTGCCGGTTGCACGGCATCCTCATCCCTCATCTGCCCCCGCTCGGCCTGTGGCGCAGGTATCCCACGGAAGATCACCCGCGTTCCCGCAACGGAGCCGTGAAATTTATGGGCGATATTGGATGGGTGCAAAACCACGCCACAGAGGTAACCGTTTCCGTCTGGCGACCTGATGAGCCCGTAAAAATTAGCGCTCGGGACTTGCAGGAACAGGTCCGCAAAGCAAAGCAGGAGACTTTACGCAGGCAAGTTGAAGCCTCCAAAAAAGCCGCTTGGATACTTCACCAATGTCAGTACGCATCTCATCCATATCTCAAAGCCAAGGGATTCCCTGACGAGGTGGGAAATGTGTGGGTTAGGGAAGGTGAGCATCTGCTGGTAATCCCCATGCGGATCGGCCAGAGGTTGGTGGGCGTCCAACTGATCGACTCCGAGGGCGGGAAGAAATTCCTGAGCGGTCAGGTCACGGGCGGCGCGGAGTACGTGATAGATAACAAGGGTCCGCACTTTTTGGCAGAAGGTTTTGCCACGGCGCTCTCATTGCGACTGATGCTGAAGAACTGGAAACGTCGCTATACGATTCACTGCTGCTTCTCAGCCGGGAACATGCTGAAGATCGCGCAAACTTTGCCAGGGGGCTACGTCATCGCAGATCACGATGCGTCAGGGACCGGGGAGCGGGTAGCCCGTGAGATAGGCTGGCCGTATTGGATGAGCGATCAGCTAGGTGATTGCAACGACCACCACCTACGGGAAGGACTGTTCCGCACGGGGCAGTCAGTCCTGCGGGCGCTCAAAATTTAGTGCTTCCCAGCACTCAAGGTAGGCATGTCCACCGTGTAAATCTCGGGGTTGTGCATCTCCAGATAGGACAGATGCCCCAAAATTTGCAGACCGAGCGCCAGGACTTGTTCGTCCCGGCCCACGGCATCTGATCGGATGGTGATCTGGTCACCCTCTTGTATGAGGGTGATGTTTACTACTGTAGTCATCAAATTAGCCGTGCGGCATGCTTCAATTTTTCAAGCGCCTGCCCACGAATTTGACGTATACGCTCTCTTGTATGGGTCCATGAATCTAGCCTTACTGCAATTTCTTCCAGCGTGTAACCATGCACAAAGTACAAGTTGACAACCTTCATTTCACGAGGCTTCAGGCCAGCATTGACGAGCAGTTTTTGAACAAAATCTCTATCCTCAACCAACTGAGTGGGATCGTGTTCATGCAGACACAACAGACCCCACTCATGGCTCGGTTCCAGTTCGTCATTGCGCGTATGCCAAATTTCTCGCGTCGCTGAAGGTTGCTGCATCAGTTGCAGCTTCCCGTAGTATTGGCTCCGCATACGCAGCACAAACTCAATTGCAAGTCACATCGCACCGACGCAGCGAACCAGTACCGTAGCAGCACTCAGAGCAGTTCAAGGTCTTGCCGTTCACCGTGACGGTGTAGTACCGGCAAGAGTACGCCAGCGCCGCGAAGGACAGCAGGGTGGCAGCGACAAAAATGATGGGCTTCTTCATGATGATCTCCTGTTTGCCGAAAGTGGCAGTGAATGTTGCCATGCCTTAGCGTGTAGTGCAACACTGTGAATTTCTACAGTGTCGGAAACTACAGACGGACTACCTCTTACCCATGAAGCCTGCCTGCCCGATTCCGGGGAACTTTACAGCTTCACAGACCCTTTACCAGAACCGCCTGCCACGTTTTTATGGTGACTTATGGGGCGTACTCATCTGCCTACAGCATCCCGGACGACGGGCTTCGCTAGTCTTTCGTCCGTTGCTCCTCCGAGGAGGTTGGTCGCTGTCCGCTGGCTTTAATCCTGTTCATCACAGGGTTCTGTATATCCCTTTGGCTTTCGCTACTTGGGCGTGCGGGTGCATCACACGGGGTGCTAGGCATAACCCTCCTAGCCAGTGCCATACATGGCTTGCCGTATTTCCTTCCGCGCTGCCTACGAAGGCACTTGCTATCGTGCGGAGTACGGGCGAAAAAAAACCGCTAGAACAGACCCCGGTGGCAACTTCCCTGAGAGGGAGTACCCCATGCGGGGTCGGAGTCTGATCTAGCGGCTCTCTCTGCTCGTTGCCACACAAGCAGATGGACGGATTATAGGTCAGTCCTTTGAGTGGTGTCAAGCGTAAAAAAGCCCGCCGAAGCGGGCTGGGTCACATCAGTTCAGTGGGGATGTCTACCTTGTCACCCAGGCGGGAGGCAACGAAGCAGCGCATGGCTGCGATCAGGGGCGTTGGGCCTTCTGTTGTGTGCTTGCAATCCATCTCTGCAACCCACACACCGCTTTGGTATATGTCAATCCCCTCACGCTCAATGAGCGGCCCACCCTCCTGCCAGGATGTGGAGTACTCCGGGCCTCGCCATTGCGGACCATAGATGTTGTCTACTACAACGCAATACTCATCACTCAGCCCTTGCGCTGTGTGCACAGCCCAATCCAGGGCGGCACCTTGCAATTCACTTGTCTTCATCTGTTTCTCCTGTTTAGAAAGCCCGCCGAAGCGGGCAGCGGTCACTCCACCTGTGCCACAAGGAGCGATCCATACCTGTCCAGATAGTTGATTTCCAGACCATGCTTGTCAGCGTAGTCCATGACAAACCGCTCGGCCTTCTCACCTCCCAGGCGACGGTACTCCACCCTCGTTTCTACCGAATCGCCGCGTGAGTTCGTGCCCACCAGCATGTTGATCGTCACTTCGCCGGGGTTCAGCAGTTCTTCCAGTTCATCCCTCCCGATGGGCTGGCCGTTGTGCTCTATCGCCCAATAGATCGGTTCAAGTTCCGGGTCATCTTCGCGCATGGTGCCGTCGCTAGACCATCCGTCCACCATTGCGAAGTAAATCGCGTCCACGATTCCACCCGGCCAATCCTCCCAGTGGTTGTGGTCAATTTCCTCTGAGACTTCCTGAGTCACGCGGGGCAGGATGCTGGTGCGCCATCCCCCATCGTGCCATTCCACCGGGGCAGTCACCATCGGATAGTGGTTGTCGTTTATGCGAAGCGTGAACATAGGTCACTCCTTAGGAAGACGAGCGTAGAACCTCCCGCCCGTAAAAATTATGCGCCTCTCCGTCGTCCCGTCTACCTCGGGACAACCCTTAAACCGCACCTCCTCGCCGTTCCTGACGGCTTCGCGTTCGGCGCGGGTCAGTCCACTTACGCGGCGGGCACCCTTTTCAGCGCCCCATCGGGCGCAGCGGGCAGTGTTTGAGTAGAGCATGTGTCAGCCCACCCATTCATTGACACGTTCGCATGCGTCCTGATCGGACAGGTGGCGAAGATCAACCGATTGGAAAGTGGAAGAATGCCACTCCGCGCTGACATCGGGATATCGATACCAGACCATGCACCCGGCATGCACCGGATCGAATGACAGTTCTATCGTGTCGGCATGCTGGCCGACAACGGCGCTAATGGTTTCCAGTTCCATAGGTCAGTCCTCCTGATTGGAAAAGTCGCGCCGAATGACGGGACGGCCCCGGTCGATCCAGCAGTAAAGGCCAGAATTGTCGCGGGCGACCTGCTCGCATTCCTCACGCGGTCCGGCAATCAAGATTTGTCCGTCCTGAGTGAATGCTGCAGCAGGATACCCGGCGCAGTCGGGCGGGATGGTTAGGTAAAGCATAGGTCAGTCCTCCACGGCGACAGCACCGAAGTAGTGCAATCCGCCGTCGCCCACGATTACGAAAAGCCTGTCCGGCTCGTTTCTGACTCGGCCCCGGATATCCTCTGCGCCTGCTGGCAGTGTCTCTCCGTCCAGAATCTCGGTGGCGTCAGTGTCGGCCAGCAGATCAGTCAGGGTGTCATAAACATCCCCCCGCTCACCGGATTGAAATTGCCCAAAGCCCGAAGGGCAGCGGTTGATCGAAACGTATTGCCACATAGGTCAGTCCTCCAAAAGAGACCAAGCATCCGCCAGGGCGGCTTGGTGGTCTAGGTCTAGGTCATCCTCGATTTGCTCCAGCGCCCAGCGTAGGGCAGTCTCTAGGCGCTCGATATGGGCACGGGTGCGAACGCGGCCACGGCGGCGCTCCCAGCGTTCGTCTGCTAGTTCTTCGGCGTTAAGGGGCCGATCCGGGTCGAGACAGGGAATGTCAGGCATAGGTCAGTCCCTCCCCCAGCGGCGGATCATCGGGTGATCCTTATGTTCACCCAGCCAAGGGTGATCCTTAAAAGCCGATCGGGGCAGCGTCATGTAGACTCCCGCCCCCGGTTCTCCCTGCACCAGCAGGGACTCCCAAGCCCATCCGGGCAGACCCGGGTAGGACCATGCGGTAACCCTACGGCCATCAACGTAGGGCCCGAACTCCTTTTGCCAATTGTGAATCAGCATAGGTCAGTCCTTCAAGAAAGCCAAAATTTCACGCTCCAGCGCCGCAGTGGCAGGGGAGGTGCCAAGGCGAACGGTGCCGCCGGGGATATCCCGGTGATCCCACTGGCAGGGCCAGCATTTCACCCACACTGCGCCAAGTCGGTCCACCTCCAGCGCGAATGCGCCGGGGTAGATTTCCTGTGCGCGGCTTAAGAATTCCACGTTTTGAACGTACATAGGTCAGTCCTTTGAAGTGGCGCGGGCGATGGCGGCACGGGCAGCATCACGCGCATTTGCGTTTTCGACTGACCCGTAAGGGTTGATATTCGCGGCCAGTCGCAATGCCTCCAACAGCGCAGGCGCGGCGGCAATCAATCGAGCGTTAGCTTCAGCCTGTTGAGCGTCACGTTTCCACAGTGCTTCAACACTTAGATTGTTTACAGTGCAGATATGCTGGTGATGGACGCCGGGGGAATGAATGTCGAATTGGCGGTGCGTCAGGCTATCGCCCACGTAATGCCACGGTCCAGGGGTATGCATAGGTCAGTCTCCGAAAATGACGCCATTGGCAAGAATCGGCGTAAGGTTCACGCCGGGAATGTGGCGCACGGTCCCGCCGTCCTCATGCGGAATGTAGGTGCCGTGCCAGTCCACCGACACAATGGGGCCGCCCAGTCCGGGCTTATCGCGCACCGCCACCACGGTCCCCCGTGCCTTAGCGGTAAACAATTGATCCCCTGAGCGGCGGATAACGGCTTGAGAGAATGCCACGGGTTGACCCGGGCGGAATGTGAGCTTTGGCATATGTCATTCTCCTTTCGGCGCCGTCAGGCGCAACAGTTTTAAATGATTCCCAGCACCAGAAGACCCAGTGCCAGGGTACAAACGATCAAGAGTCCGATGTCTTCTGTTTCCATAGGTCAATCCTCAGGCGTTGCAACAGCCGCAGCACGGCGCATCCTCGCAGCGCCCGCGACGATTCCGAAAATATTCCCGCCCGCCAGAATTCCAGACATGGGAAACCCCGTGCTCGAGACTCTGGCGCAGATACCGGCCCGCATGAGATGCTGCGTCCGGGTCCGATGATGCTAGGTCCGGATCAATCGACCGGGCTAGTGCTAGGTCCGGGTCAACAGCCGGGATCAAGTCAGACAGATAGGCCCTACCCTTCCCGACGTAAACGATGGTGTCACCAGGGCGGATAGGCGCACCGGTGCGGGCGCACCGGCCCGGGAAACGGGCTTGCATGGTTCTCATGGTCAACCTCTCTTCAAGTGTGCAAGGGCATCCGCCCGGGTTTCAAAACGACCACCGATAGGGGTCATATGCGGCCCCCTGACGATGAACCATCCGCCAAGAATGCGGGAATGAATGATGCGAACCATGGTCAACCCTCCCACGCGTTAGGTGAACGCTCCAACAATGCGATGGTGCGCAAGTCCGTTATCTCATCCCACCCGCCGGGCTTGAACCATTGCCCATCGTGCTCATGCGCCAATTGGCGCCCGTGTTCCATAGCGGATTGATTAAGGGTCCACGCATGGTGAGTCGGGTTTAGGTGTTGTGGCTGAACCTCGTAAACCGCACGATTACCGCTAGGCAATTGCACCAACAAAATTGTGTTTGACAGGACAGGCATTTTTTCCCCTTAGTAGTGAGTTCCAAAACGCTGGACAAACCCGGTCGTATCGTGCTTTGCTTTGCCCTTTGCGTAGAGCGCGACCACCACACCATCGGGTTCTATGTGACGGACGTCCGTATCATCACCATCGACTACCGGCCATCCCCTAAAGCTTGCGGGTATCTCTTCCCTCTTGTGGAACACCACTGCCACGCGACGATTAGCCGGATTTGTAAGCCCTTTGATACTTATGGGCTTAGGTGTCACTGCAGAGAATGAAAACGTGAGGTCATAATTCCCGGCTGTTTTCCCTTCCAGCTTGCGCGAAGGATGCTTCGTGTAGTCATAGAACATTACGTCCGGGAAAATCTGAAATAGTGTCTTTCCATAGGCTTGCACGATGATGTTTTCCCATGGGATATCGCTAGTGCCATTTGGGCGCACCAGGGGCACCATGCCAGCGCGCTTTGCTTTCCGGACTAGCGTCCAGACATCGGCACAAAACGACAGCATGAAAGCTTCCCTATGCTCACGAAAGAATGCGGTTTTTGCATCCCTTGCAGCTTGCACAGAATCGAAAGCTCCACGGCCAGCGGTCCTCAGGCATCCGGCCATGCACCCGGCCAGCTTGGCATGAGGGCACAATTCATCGTCCGGGGATAGGTACAGAATACCCGTAAGATAGTTCAGTTTTTGCCCTTTGATCGTTTTGGACGATGCCTCACCGAGAATGGGGCGATAAGGCAAGCCCAGAGCACGAAGCTTCGATTTGTATGGGTTACGCATGGTCAAGCTTCCACCTTAAAGCGAAGACAATCCGCATAGCTTCCCGTGAAGACAATCCGGTATCCCCTGCGGGTGTCGGACCCCTTGCAAACGATCACGTTCCCGTGAGCGTCTCTCTGTGCCGTGTACATGTTCTGGTTCTCCTGTAGTGGGTTAGGCAATGGTGGAAGTCAGGCGGATAACGTTTCCGCGTGTCGTGTCGGGTTGATTGATCCAACGAACCCGCCAAGCGAGCATGTCTTGCATGCTTGCAATGATGTCCAGCTTCGCCAGCATGTAACCGTCCGGCTTAGGTGCGTGTCTCAGTGTGTAGGCAAGCCCGTTATCTCGGATGCTGCGACGATAGGCCCGGTACTGTGTGCGTGTCATGGTGTTCTCCTGTTTGTCCACTGCGGACGGCGATAGTGTCGGGGTGTTTGTGGCCCTTGCACATAGGACAAACCCTGCTGTATGAACGTACAGTTCCGGGGTGGAAAGTGTCAGGAACTTGTAAGAATCGCGCTCCCTGGTAGCGCAAACCTTACAAGGTTGGAGTGTTCTGTCGGGGTGTTCTGAGCACTGGGAAGTGGCCGGAGACCGCCCGCAGTGAGCGTAGCGAACAGCAGTCCTATTGCTTTCCCTCTCCGTTCCCCTATACTGTATAGAACCCCAGTAGGACAAACACCTATGAAGCTAAGCAGGAAAGCACTAGAGGAGGGACTAAACCAAGTCCCCATCTCCCATATTCTCGGTGCAGATGTCTCCCGCCAATTAACCGCAAAGCAGCGTAAATTTGCTCACGAGGTGGCAAAGGGCAGCACGAAAGCTGACGCATACCGGGCAGCGTACAACGTCAAGAGCGCCAAAACAATGGAAGCAGAACCCTACCGCTTGGCCGCAGACCCTCGGGTGTCACGAGAGATAGAAGCCTACACGCTGGCACTAGAGACGGCGAAACTGCG